TCCTATTGATCTAACAACCGTTGCCCTGTGGAATCCTGTTGCCTTTGAAAGCGCTCCAAATCCAATTTCAACGTATCCATCATGTCCGATCTGGTCGAGTATCAACCACAAGACTGCACTGTCTGCAATTGTAAGTCTGTGATCTTTTGCTGCTTTGCCAATAATTTCCCACGCAGCAATCAGTTCCCATTTGCCAAGTTCTGTTGTTCTCGATTTCATTGTTCGCTCTCCTTTAGCATTCGTTCGGCCCTGGTACGTACACGCCACCTTGCGCAGCCATGTCGCGACAGAACTCGACAAAGGACCAAAATGACCGCGTATCGAGAACGTCTCGCTTGCCAATGTCGTTTGTCGTTGTCGTGCGCACCGGTCTGCTGATCGACTTCCCGACCAGTTCGGCCTTGCGCCATCCGAAATACTCACCGCATAGCAATTCGTGCCAGTCGTCAGACGTGCCGCCTTTCTCGCGGACGATGGTCGGCAGCACCACGCCGAAATGGTATGCGTTTGCCGGACACGAACGCGGTCGCCGGTATTGGCTTATTTCAATCTTCCAAGATGACGTATCAGACAGCGAAGCAATGAACTTCGACAGCTCTGCCGAAACACGCTCGCGTCGAGTGTCGCCCGCGTGCAGGATGAATGTCGTGCTCATGCCGCAAGCCTGATGACGGTAAATGGCTTGTCACGGCTGCACGTTGCACGGAACATCGGCGATTCAACGATTTCGCCAGCTTCCATCATTTCTGCATAGACCTGCTTGATCCATTGCGTTTTGATAATCGGGTTGATCCCCTCAAGCGCAGCGCAGCTTCTCACCGGATCAGACAACTCAAAAAACGACTGCGCAGGCCCGAACTTCGTCAGATTGTTGATGATTGCAGCGCGAATCCCTGCTCTCTGTTTCTCGTTCATTTTCGCACCCCAAACGGTTGAAATGGTGATTTTGTTTGCGCTTTGATTTCGCGACGCGTCTTTGTGTGCCCGTCCCAATCAAGCGCCTGCATGTGCGAAAACCGCTCAAGCAACCGAACGACTCCGCCTGAAGGCATGTTGCGGCCCTTTCCGATGATGAGCTCAATACAGTGATCCTTTTCGTGATTCGGATCGTCCAAGTGATAGTAATCCTCGCGGTGCGCCAGCATGATCACGTCTGCGTCTTGTTCGATTTCACCTGATCCACGCAGGTCAGCCATCGTCGGTCGCTTGTCTGTTCGCTGAGTGTTTCCGCGATTTAGCTGCGCAAGCGCGACAACCGGGACACTGAGCCGCTTCGACAGCGATTTCAGGCCCGCGCTGATTTCGCCAAGCTCCGACACGTCGTTTTTTCGCGGCCTCCCCATGATGTGCATGTGGTCAACAACGATCAGCGACAGCGGCGCCCTCAAATGCTCTCGCTCGGCGCGAGCCGATAGTTGCTGAATCGTGATTGCTGGCGTTTCGTCAATCAGCATCTGCGACTTCGCGAGTTCAGCTACGGTTGACGACATCCGCGCCGAATCGCTGTCATCGTGGTTTTTCGTCGGATTGCGCAGGAAGTCCCACGACACGCCGCCGCGCGACGCAATCGAACGCTGCAGCATTTCGCTTGCTGGCATTTCAAGCGAGAACATCAGCGCGCGCTTGCCACTCATGGCCGTGAATGACCAAAGGTTTTCACCGAGCACGGATTTTCCGGCACCGGGTCGCCCGGCGATCACGTAAAGGCGGCCAGGATCAAGCCCATACGTGAGCGCGTTGATTTCAGTCCACGGCGTCGGCAGTCCTGTCATTGTCTCGCCTGACTGCGCGCGGCGCTGGAACTCGGCAAACCAGCCCTTGAGCGCCGACTTTGCCGACATCGGCCCGGATCGCTGCGTTGAGGCGGTGATTTCGTTGATTTTCGACACTGCCGCAATCGATGCGGCGTCCAAGTCGGCATCTCCGCGCATGTCTGACGCCAGCGCAGACGCAACGCGCGCCACGCTGCTGCGCTTCCACGCCTGTAGCAATATCTCGGCATAGGCTACGACGTTCGATGCGCTTGGAGTGTCTCCTGCGAGCTGCAAAATCTCATGATCCAGCCAGCCTTCCGGCGACCGCTCTGCAACGGTGATCACGTCAACCGGATCGCCTTTGCTGTGCATGTCTCTGATCAGGCGGTAAAGCGCGGCCTCGCGTTCCTCGCCAAACGCCTCAGCGGGTAGCCAGTCGATCAGCGCGCACTTGCTCGCGTCGATCATCAGGCCACCGAGTACGCAATGTGCTGCGCTCATTTCGGAACCTTCGGCTTCGTCGTGGTTTGCTTCGCGTCCGCGTCGCGCCTGTTCTCAGCCCTTGCGCAGGCCGCGAATGCTTTCCACGGGTGTCCAGCTTTCGGCTTGCGGATGTGCGGATGTCCCTTAGGCTTTTTCTGGTCTGTCATGTCGCCACCCGCTCAGGCATCCACCGGCAACCGGCGCATAGCCAGTTCTCGGCGACAGGGACAGGTACGGTGCTCGGATGCGAGTCGTAGGCAGCGCAGCGGTCGGTGAACCACCGACGCTGCCAGCGAAGGCGCGGTTTCAGGTCGGTCGCTCGGTGGCCGTTTCGATACCACCAGCCCTCCGCGCGCTCGGGTCGGTTGTGGCATGGCGGGACGCGGTTTGAGTTGGAGCCGCTCATGCTGATCCGCCTACCTGCATTTTTTGCAGGTGCTCCGCAATCTCACGCATCATCGGCGCGGTTTGCTCGGTCAGCAGACGCCCCCATTCGCCAAATGGGCCAAAGCCGCCGAAGTACGAGATGGCAGCGCCAACTTGCTCAAGCTCGACGGATAGCAGTCGCATTCGTGCTGGCAGGTCGTGCAGTTCGATGCGGCTCATGCAATTCCCCTTTCGCGCTCACGGCGCTCAATGTGTTCTAGCCGCTGGCGGTAGTAGTCGATGCGCTGTTGCCCGACTTTTTGGCCGTAGGCTGGCGCATCCTTGATTGCAGTTTCGAGCGCGATGCGTGCGACGGAGGCGGTTTCGCGCGGGTCTGGTAGCTGGATTGCTTGCTGCTTCATCGATTGGCCTCCGATGCTCTGTCAAAAATCCGCGTCATCACCTCAGCGCGGGTCAGGTACTCGAAATCCGGTCGCCAGTTTGCGTGCGTTCCGGTGCCGACCGTCCGACCTGCGCAGAAGTCGTCCGCTTGGCATGCCTCGAAGTACGACAGCCAGAACTCGTCAGGTATGCGAGTCGTGCCGAACATCGTCCGGCAAATCTCGCGAGCTGTCGGCAGACATCGACGGACCTGCCTTCGCCGAACGTCGTTGACCAGTGCCACTTTCGGCAATCCGACCATCGTCGCGTTGTAACCCTCGACCGCGAACCTTGTCAGCTCTGCAACGCGCTCGGCTTCCTTGGTATCGGTCGTCGGCTTTGCCGATGACATATCTCTTTCTTCTTCTCTTCTCTTCTCTTCTCTAGTCCGCAAATTGTCCGCATCTTTTGCGGACAAATCTTGGATTTCTTGCGGACAAAATTCGGACATTCTTTTGATTCGCTTGCGTGCGGAATCCTCTGCTCGACGCTTCGCGCTTCGTCCGTTGTGTTCTGAAAAGTCAGGCATAACAATGCCTTGCGCAGTAACCTCAAGCCATCCGACTGTCATCATTGCATGCGAAAGGCCAGGCCATCCGATCATCGTATCCAGAACATCAGGCGTGTAACCGTTAAGTATTCCATCACAAGAGTGAACGTCAAAAACGCACCAAGCAGCATGCAATCCGCCGATAACGCTGAACCTGTCCGCATTTGTTGCGGACATCATGCGGACAATTTTCGGATGCGTTTGCAGGTCGAATCTCATCTTGATCCAATCGCCAGACATAAATACCCCTCAGGCAGAGTTCTGCCCGAACATATCGACCTGCCCACTGCGCACAAGATCAGGCCGACCAAGCGCGACGGCTGCTGCGTTCTGCTCTGCTAGGCTGTGCTCGCGTTCAAGCTGCGCGAGGATCGCAGCCAGGTGCGCGAGGATTTTTGCGCGGTCGTGTTTCACAGCGAAATGTCTCCAACGTCATCGAATAATCCGATCTGGCTGATTGAACCGTCATCCAAAAACCGATCTT